GGAGAGCGTCATTGCCAACGCTGTGGAGTGCCATGCCGACCTTGACCCATTCGTCGTAGTCATCAGCGATGGTGCTGGGAATGTTGGCGAGATATTGGCGAGCGCGTTCGGTGTCGTCGGTTGAGTTGGTTGGCAGAAGTGGTGGCGTTTCGATGGGGCGCTGCATCTGCTGCAGCAGCACCGATGGCGCGTCAGCGATTGGTAGATCAGCGGGTGCTCGACCATTGAGCCAGCGGTAGGCGCCAGTCATCGGGTGCTTGCCGATGACAACTGATTGGCAGCCGGTCCAGCGGAGCTCTAGCTGCTCGCCTTTGATGCTGCTGCGGAGCTTGGTGGTTTTGATCTGATGCCAGAAAGGTTCTGGAACGCGGTAGATGATCTGTAGGCGACCATCACGGCCTGAGGTGACGGCCCAAGACTTAGGGAGCTCACGCAGTGAAGTGCCGAGGGATTCCAGCACCTCTGAGGCCCCAAGGCCATCGTGATCGACGAAGAGGAGCCCACCAGATGGTGGTCCTGCCAGGACGCCAACGGCTACGGCGCGACCTGCGGTGAGTTCGGCTTCAACGCCGTGCTTAGTGAGCGGGTGCTTTTGCCACTCAGGTTGGTAAGGGCGTTTGTCATTGCCTACGGCGACTAAGGCCCAGGAATCGGGTATGTCTTGCAGCTGATCGACGATGGTTGCCACAACGGCTATCGGAAGGAGCCGTCAGAGTGTGCGCTAGGTAGGCAAGGTTGGCAAGTTATCTCAAGATTTCATCTGCGTCTCGTATTGAGCGAGCGATGCCAGCGATGCCACCAGCGGAGCGCACAGCGCCGAGCCATGCGTGCTGCTCGGGCCTGATGCGGCCGGTGGGAGTCTTCACCTCAATGCTGGTGAACACGGCTAGCTGGGTGCCAACCATGTCGGGGGTGATGGTGATGGTGCGCCAGCCGATCAGATCAGCAGAGCCACGGGCTAGGCCGAACTGCACAGGCCTGCCAGTGCGTGGATCTGGTAGCTGCCCCACTTGATTGCGGAAGAGGCGGCAATCGGTGCGTGTGCCGTGCGCTAGGCGTATTTGCTGCTGGAGTGTGGTCTCAGCGTTGGCCACAGCATCCTTGGAAATGTGTGCAGCCATCTCATCAATCGCCAAAGCCCCTCTTGCGAGTGCCGGGTACGACCGATCAATCGATCGGGGATGCAGTGCCTAGGGCTCGGTGCATCTCGATAGCTGCTTGGCAACTATATCAGATGAGCTATCGCTGTCCACGGGCATAGAGGACGTGCTTAGCCCACCCAACAGGATTCTTCATCCCGCGAGCCTGGCCAAGGTGGATCAGTTCTTGCAGCGTGCGCGCTTGGCCTTGCTCGCGGCGTGCGGTGCGTTGCTCGGTGCGCTTCAGCTCCTGCAGTTCCCCTGCAATTTCACGGATCACACGCGATTTGATGGGCACGCATTGAGCACCACATGCTGGGCACTGAGGCTGCGGCTTAAACGCTGCAAAGCACTGCTGGCATGTGCGCACTGATGGCGCTGGTCTGCCTTTGGTGCGGCGCATCCGATCATCGAGCGACCAGTCGTGTGGATCATCTGGAAAGCCGTGGCGGTTGACGTTGCCAACGTGATCCAGGATCAGCGCAGCATCCTTCCCTGGCGCTGGCCGCAGCACGCGGCCGACCTGTTGCAGGTATAGGCCGAGCGATTGGGTGGGGCGCAGCAGGATGGCGCAGCTTGCTGATGGCACGTCGAAGCCCTCGCTAACCACATCCACAGTCACCAAAACCTTGGTGCGATGCGCGGCGAAATCAGCCACGACTTGATCGCGGTTGTCGGTTCCACCCAGCAGTAGTTCGGCTGCAATCCCAGCAGTCTTAAATGCGTCGCAAACTGAGACGGCGTGTTTGACGTTGCAGCAGAAAGCGATGGCCTGCTGGCCTGATGCAAGTCGCTGGTAATGGCTGATCGCGTCACCTGTAACTGTGGGGCGGTCCATGGCGGCAGCGGCCTGATCGTTGGCGTAATCATCAGCGCGGGTGCGAATGCCGGCCAGGTCTGCGATAACCGGCGGCGCGTAGATACGAGCAGGGGATAGAAAGCCGGCGAGGGTGAGATCTGCGACTGATGGACCCAGAACCATGGCATCAAATGCTGCATTAAGGCCGCGGCCATCAAGGCGGCATGGTGTTGCGGTGACGCCTAACCGATAGGTGTTGGGCCAATGATCAAGGATGCGGCTCCACTGGCCTGCTGTGGCGTGATGCGCTTCATCGATGATGATCAGGCCCGGCTGCCAATCGATCCGGCCAAGGCGCCGGGCGAGTGTTTGCACGGATGCGATCTGAACTGGTGCATCTGTGGCTGGGATATCAGCGGCGATGATGCCGTGCTTAAGGCCGACCCAAGCGAGTTTGCTGCTGGCTTGATGGATCAGCTCGCGGCGGTGCACCAGGATCAGCACGCGATTGCCCTTGGCCGCTGCTGATGCAGCAATGGTGGCAAGGATGCAGGTTTTGCCGCCACCTGTGGCCAATACGAACAAAGGTGCGCGGGCGCCAGAGCGATAGGCGTTGCGGATGTCTTCGATAGCCCGCTGTTGATAGGTCCGTAGCTGCATGAGGTTGCATTTGGTGGTCAAAGGCTATAGGGTGCCGCAAGTCGCCACAACCTATGGACAACGCCGACTATCACGCGCATCCAGCAGTCTCAAAATCTCACCTAGATCTCATCGCGAGATCGCCGTTGCATTACTGGGCACGGTATGTAGATCCAAATCGGGTGACGCCTGAGCCATCTGCTGCCATGCGCCTTGGCACCGCACTGCACACGCATGTGCTGGAGCTCAGCCGATGGGATGAAGAAATTGCCGTAGCCCCTGGCGATATCAACCGCCGCACCAAGGAAGGCCGCGAGCAGTGGGCCGCATTTGAGGCCGACGCAGCCGACAAAACGGTGATCACGGCTGACGACGCCGAGGTGGTCATGGCGATGGGGCGCAGCATCATGCGGCACCATGGCGCTGCCATGCTGCTGGGCCTAAAGGGCAAGGCTGAAACCACGCACATGTGGACCGATTCCACCTATGGGCTTGAGTGCAAGTGCCGGCCGGATTACTTGACCGATGACGGCAGCATCGTGGTGGATCTCAAGACCACACGCGACGCCAGCCCGCGTGGTTTTCGGCACAGCATCACCAGCTTTCGGTATCACGTCCAGGCTGGTTGGTATCTGCACGGCGTGGAGCAATCCATGAGCAAGCGGCCCGATCAATTCATCTTCATCTGTGTCGAGACCACTGCGCCTTATGCCGTGGCGGTCTACGCCGCCGACGCGGAGATGATCGAGCGCGGCTATCAGCAGGCCATGGATGACCTAGGCAAATTGGCGGTTTGCAAGGCCGCTGATAACTGGCCGAGCTACAGCGATCAAATTGAGCCGATCAGCTTGCCGGCATGGATGACTGGCGCCAGTGGCCAGCAGCAGCAAGCACCCGAAATCGAGATGTATTGATGACCGAATCCACAGCATTAACCACCACCAGCACGTCAGTGTTCAGTGGTATCCAGCAGTTTGAGGATGCCCAGCGTATTGCCAAGGCGCTTGCCAGTAGCACGCTGATTCCGCCGCAGTTCCAAGGGCAACAGGGATTTGCCAACTGCTTGGTGGCGCTTGAGATTGCTAATCGGATGCGGATGAGTCCGTTTCAGGTTATGCAAAACCTGCACATCATCCACGGCCGCCCAAGCTGGTCAAGTCAGTTCATCATTGGCCTGATCAATGGCTGCGGCAAATTCAGCCCATTGCGTTATGAAATCAGCGGCAAGGGCGACACGTTGGCCTGCACTGCTGTAGCCACAGAACTGAGCACCGGCGAAGAGCTGCGAGGCCCAGAGGTGACGATGGCGATGGCCAAGCGTGAAGGCTGGGCCACTAAGAGCGGCAGCAAGTGGGCGACGATGCCCGAGCTGATGATTCGCTACCGGGCTGCTGCCTTCTGGGGCCGTCTATTCATTCCTGAGCTGCTGGTTGGCATCCACACGCAGGAAGAGGTGATGGACGTGGAGCCTGTCAGCGTTAGCGAGGCACCGGCCACCAGCGTGGCTGATTTGAATGCCAAGCTGCAGGCTGAAACACCAGAAGCCGCAACGGATCAGGATGAGCTCTTCTGACTACTTAACGGCCACGCAGTTAGCGCAACGATGGGGCCTGCACCCTGACACGCTGATGCGCTGGCGCAAGGCGGGCAAGGGTCCGTCCTATTTCAGAACGCCCGGTTTCGTGCTCTACCCTCTGGCCGAGGTGGAGCAATACGAAAAGGCCAACACCATTACCCACGATTGACGATGACCTTCTCTGTTAACGGCGCCCTGTTCAAACAATCCGAAGCCGACTGGCAAAAGCGGATGGGCGACAAGTTTCAGGCTGGCAAGAATTACCCCGAATTTGACGGGGTGCTTAATGTGCCGGCTGATCAGGCCTATGCACTGGCGCAGTATCTGATGAACGCCGACCCCCAGGGTGATCGCAACGAAATTCCAGTGCGGCTGAGCGGCTGGGCTAAGACTGCCAATAGCGGGGTCAAGTATCTGAGTGTTGTAGCCAAGCCTGACTGGAAGACCCAGCAGGCCATTGAGGCCAAAGGTGCAGCCGAAAATCTTGCGAAGGCCACCGATGGTGTAGTGGTTGACGCCGATCTCTTCTAACGCCCCATCAGCTCACACTCAAGCCGGGCGATCTCATTCACAGCTTGCTGCAGCAGCTGCTGCTGGTAGCAAACCTGTTTAAGGAGCGCCGCGGCCATGGTGCCCGCATCCTTGCTGTGTAGCAGGGTGCGGGCTTGTTTTTCGATCTCGAACTGCTGTTCTGGCGATAGCTGGACAGCCATCCACTCACCGAAGTTCATGGTGCCATAGTGGTGGTGTACTTCTGCAGGATACCTATGGACTGCCCGCGTTGCGGTGGCGATCAGATCAGGGCACTATGCACCAATGGCAAGGAGACTGATCGGATCACTAGGCAGCGGCGTTGTCTTGACTGCAAACACGTTTGGTACACCGTGGAGCTGCCCGTGCACATGGCGATCATTGGCTGGTCTCGTGGTCGCGGCAAATCGATGCCGGTGCTGCGTGTGCCGGTGCAACTAGCAGTTGGCACCGACGCGGTGTAACAGATGCTTGACGGTGCACCGCCGGCAGGGCATAATGATCGCACGAGGGGAGCGGTCCACTCGCAAAACTCAACCGCCGGCCGAACAGCGCACACGAGGCCGTTAAACCCGAGCGCAACACGGCCCGAATAAGCCCGCACTGCCGGTTGGCCCGGCACCCATCCCACCATCACCATGAAACAGGCACTCAAAAGCGACTGGGGGCCGACTCTTTACTTATGGACTGCACAGCTCGCCAAATTGCTCGCCGCCCTGTACGTAGCCGGACTCGTGTTCGGCCTGTGGCTGCATCGACTAAACGACCGCATCGCACGGATAGTCGTCTCATGAATCGCATTAACAATGCAATCTGCCTGCTAGTTGCTGCGACTGTGTTCGCCATGATCGGCATCGAAGCCGGCAACCAAGCGAGCGTCACTCATTCCGGCACGCAGGAGGTAATTCGCCATGACTGAACGCCGCTACTACTTCCAGATCCCAAGCGCCAACGTGATTGACTGCGTTATGGCCGTCAGTATTACTGAGGCCAAGCAGAAAGCATTTCAGGAATATGGCCACAAGTGGCCAGATCTTGAATGGATCAATGCCGAAACCATCACTGAGTCGATCATCCATGGCTGAGGTGCAAGGCGCGCTTTTGCAATGGCGCACTGATGAGGCTGAACTGGGTAGCTATGGCGAAGGCATTAGCCGGCCTCGCCACAACGCCCGTGTAAAGGATTTCACGGTGCTGATCACACTGCCGCAGAGCAGGCCAGTCAAGTGGTACACGCGCGCCGAATCAAAGCGCGCCGCTGCCAAATATGCCCGCAACCGCTGGCCGCACGCTGTAGCCGTGGAGGTGCTGTGAGCAATATCCGCCAGCGCCTTGAGCAGCTGCTCACTGATTCCGGCACCTACCGTCAAGGGCAGCAGGATGAACGCCAACGACTGCAGCAGCTGATTGATTTGCGCATTGATCAGCTCAACAGCTTCACCGGCCTGCGCTCTAGGCAGCAGATCTGCGAAGAACTGCTGCGCATCCGTCAACAACTTGAACCATGAAGGAACACCAGCTCGACCAGCAACGTGCAGATATGATGGCGGCCATTTATGAACGCAGTGGCCGCACCTGTGGCACCTACACCGGGCTATGGGATGAGTTTTGCCATGATCTCGCTGCGAATTTCAGGGATACTGACTACCCAGAGCTGCTGGCCCGTGTGGTGCGCGCCATGGATGCCACAGAATCCGTGATGACGCAAAAGCAGGCCCAGCAGGCCATTGAGGTGTGCCGCCAGCAGCTGCTTGGAGATAAGTGGAGGTGATCCACCGCGGCCGGCCCTTTAAGACTGGTGAGCACAATTTCGCCGCGATCCTCACCCCAGAGCTAGTGCGGAAACTGCGCCGCCTCCGCACTGAAGGATGGAGCTACCGCCAACTGGCTGCTGAGTTTGATGTTGACGAAAAACACGCATGGCGCATCTGCAAACGCATGGTTTGGGCATGGCTCGATGACTGACGCGATCAACCCAGACCACTACCGCCGCGGGCCGGTGGAAGCCATCGACGTGATCGAAGCCGCCGTGGCCGATGCCCCGCACATAGTTCCGGCTTACCTGCAGGGCCAGGCGCTGAAGTATCTGCTGCGCATGTGGTGCAAAGGGCACGCTCTGGAGGATGCTCGCAAGTGCCGCTGGTATTTAGACCGTCTTATCGCCAAACTGGAGGGATGATGCCCCACCTGCCGGGATTAACGCTGCTGGAGCGCTGGGCGCTTCAGATCTTGGTGCGCAGCCGCCGCACCGGGCTGGTGGTGGTCAAGCCATATGGTTACGGCGAGATGATCGTGGCCGCAGATCAGACCGATCCGGTTGCGGCTTATGTCACCAATGGCCCGGATGAACCGGCCAGCATGACGCTAGAGAGGATCTTCCATCAGCCGGCATACGGCGAGGATCAATGATCAGCCTGCACGCTGGCCGTTTGCTGCTGGTGTGCAAGCGCTGCGATGGGCA